AAACTTTCCCAAAAGCTTTGTATTATTGATTTTCTATGTATCTTTGCATCGTTATTATTTCTCGGGGTATTAGCTCATCTGGCTAATTTTTTCTACTTCTTAATCTGCTGTTTGTCACCTATTTATATTTTTCGTTTTCGTTTGATGTTGAAACAATGTTGAAACAAAGGAGATTTTCATGTTAAAGCCGGGCGTAATCCCCAGCTTATGTTGTTTTTTAACTCTTCCCGGATTCCAATCATGTTCTTTAGTTGTTATTGCTAAAATATTGCTAAAACAATTTTCAAATCATTTCAATTCATCAAGCCTGTAACTACTTCCGTCTATAAATATCGAAGTACCAACAGTTGTAAACGTAGCCTTCTCCCTCACCATTCCACCGAGAGAGTTTTTAGCCCCATAATCCAGTTCCCAATTTACTGTGAAATCTCCATCCTTTGTGTATTTTTCGCTGTACACCTTGAAAGATTCAGGGTCTTTTAAGGTATAATCGAAATATGCTTTATACACTTTCCTCCCTTTATAAACAGCTTCATCGCAGGAACTCATACAGAATAGTGCTGACAAGCCTATTATGGTAAATAGAATCTTCTTCATAATCTTATATATTTAGTTTGTTCTTTAATTCGTTGAAAGTATCTGGATTCTCAAAATCTCCCCAACAGTATTTCTTGTATCTGTCCCGGTCGAAGCTGTCTTTTTTCTCATAAACAATCAGGTAATCCTTATCACATAAAACAATCACAGAAGAATTAAGTAATCGGGCGTATGAGCGCGCTTGCAAATATGCTTCTTCTCTTTCCTTGTTATTCCTCATACACAGCTTGGCTTCAATCAACACTTTTGCCCTTTCCTCATTTGGTTTATTGCCATAATGTAACGCATAATCTGGGAATATCCTATGTCCTCTCCCTGCTTGGATTGGTAACTGCCGGATGAAGTCTTTGTTTTCATACCATCCCATAGAGTTAAGCAATGGTTCCAGCAATTGCTGTTCTACATCATGTTCGTACTCTATAATTACGTCTTTGGGCAAGGTTGGGGCATACAATTTTGGCAAAACCTCTATATCAAATCCTTTTGTTTTTATCATCCGAAGTAACTCTGAATAGTTCTCACTGTTAACCGACCAACCATTTACTCCCTGAAAGTTTTTTCTAACAAGTGGGTGTTTGAAAAAATATTCATCAGTTTGTAGTTCTTTCAAAGTAATGTGAGGAATATTTATTCTATTCCCAATATAGATACACCCGTAGTATCGGAATAGAGGGTCTATTACGCCATCCGTAAGCGATATCTCTATGCAAGTGATTGCACTGATTGGGGACGTTTCGTAATGAACAAGAATATCCCCTTTCTTTGTTTCGGGGCTTGACTGCCAGAATTTCGATTCTAAGGATTTATCTTCTTGGTATAACCTGCCGCCAATGAACCAGACTTGTGACGGTTTGGGCATGTCTATTTTCTCGCTTGGGAGATTATTGGGTGCGAAGTCGTATAGGAAAGACCATAGATCTGCTGGAGATAGTCCATTTTCTTTTCTGAACAAATAAAACACCTCGCAAAGTTCCCAATAATACATGCACCTTCCTTTGTAATCAGTTCTTTTGGGAATATTGGGGAGGTCTATGTTAAAGAAATCCGCTATTTTATTCAGCTCGAATATTCGGCAAAGGAACAGGTACGGGAAGAAATATTCTGGGGCGAACTGTGATAAGACATAGGACATCGGCTGGATAATCCCAAGCATATTCTTGAAGTCGTTAGCAGGAAGCCATTGTTGCCCTTCTACCCTTATGCCTAATGTGATAAGTGAAATGTATAAATCTTTTGCTTCTTCCAATGAGCTGGGATGGTCATAATCTGATACACCGTAGCAATATATATTCTCCAACCAATCGTTATATAAATCTTCTGGTATGAAATTAGCGTACGGACAATAATCCTTGAATAAAACATATCCTCCCGCATCAGAAAAGTATTTTATCATCTCTATTCCGATTGTGGTCTGTTTATATAGGTCCCATGTGTATTGGTTGAAACTCATGGCGTTTATTTCATCGTATTCATCCTAATGCTTAGTTTTACTAAAGCTAGTGCCTTAACTGATGCCAAAGGAAAATCTTTGGGTTGATGGTGCTGATTGTAACTTACCAACTTAATCCAATCACCTCCTTTTTCAGATTGATTTATGTATTTTACAGTTAGATATTCTTCACCTTCTACATCTATTGAAACCAAATACATTTCCCCATAAAAAATGTGTTGGATTTCTACGGGAACTTCTTTATAGGCTATAATATCTCCCGATTTCAATAAAGGATACATAGAATCTCCTTTGACATATACAGCACCGTCACATTTCGGTATGTTGGGGATACTTATCTTTCCTAGTATGTTTTGGTCTTTGTTCACCAAAAGAGATTTCAAATTTGCGGCAGCCTCAATGTCATATAGATTAATTATGCCTTCTTCATCTATCCTTTCTATATATTTAGGCTTATTGATAATCGTAACATCTCCTAGTTCAATCTCATCAGCCATTGCCTGTTGGACAAGATCGCCTAGAGACATATCCAAGGCTTTAGATATGATTATCAATTCTGATAGTCTTCTTTTAGATAAATCATCATATCTACCTATATTGGTAGATTCTATGCCTAACGCATCAGCTATTACTTTATTTGTAACACCTTGATTTCTAATTATTTGTCTTAATGTTATCATTTTAGATTAATCAAATTAGATATTATTAACACAAATAATAATCAAAAATGATATACTATATCAAAATTGATAGTATATTTGCATTATCAAATTAAACTGATACAAAGAAACGAAGATTAATTCAGATTTCAAATAGTATAAACATATTAAAATACACGATTATGAGAACAAGAGAATTTTTACACGAAGTAATGAGCCTTGCTTGGCAGTTCGTTAAGCGTAATGGCTACACCATGAGCGAAGCAATGAAGGTCTCTTGGGCTAACTTGAAGTTGAAAGGTGAGATGAAAAAGAAGATAGTGAAGTTCTACTTCAAAAAAGTGGACGGTTCCGTTCGTGAGGCATACGGTACACTAAATGAAAAGCTGATGCCTGCCATCACTGGTACTGACAACAGAAAAAAGAATGATACCGTCCAGACTTACTATGATACTGAACGCCAAGAATTCAGATGCTTCAAAAAAGCTAATCTGATGTCAATCGCATAAAAGATATGGATATGAATGCTTACACGATTAACCAGCAGTTGGATAGCCTTTATAAAGATTTAGAGGCTGCCCATAACAATGATGAAGAGGCTGTCTGCCTGATGTTCAATGCTGATAGCAAAAAAGAAGCTATCCAGTTGATAACGGATGAGATAGACAGTTTGGAAGATGCCTTAAAAGGTTTTGAAACTTGTGAAGATGATGGCATGGACTACGATGCTCTATGCCGGGTACAAGGTATCAGCCGATACGCATAATACACGATTATGCAACGCACGACAGCCCTACAGACGGATTGAACGGCAACCGATAGCGAGAATCGGGTAGGGTGCTATTGATTGGTTCTTTGACATATTGATACGATAAAAAGATATATTTCTGCGAAGGCACGTAAGCGAAGCCAGTGATGGTGGATAGTGGTGGGTGCAAGTGGAACGGAATTGACACCGATAGCAACCGAGGATAAGCCGACAATGGGCGAATGGTTGTATATGTCTGATGGTGGTAAAGCCACGAAGTTGAAATGATTTTTACTTTCAGCACGCCAATTTGTCTTTAGCGTGATGAGTATGCTTGGTTAGGCACAAGTATCGCTGAAAGGTCTTATAGTCTGTACTGAACTGAAATAAGGTTCTGCTATTCGATTAGGGTACAGATACTTATTTAAATTTATACGATTATGAAAACAATCCAATTCGTTTTATCTATATTGGTTGGTATATGTGCTGCCGGTATGCTTTACGGGGCTATTACTACTTACAGTCCTATGAAAATATTCTCTATCACTATAATGAGTGTTATATGTGTAGGGTGTGTGTCGCTCATGAGAATAACTTATAGAGAACTTAAAACAGACCGCTAAAAGGTAGTCCTATAATCCGGCACAAGGCGCATGGGGATGAGTGCACAATCACCTTGTAAACCAGCTGGGCGGTAATTTATGAAGTAGCATTGTTGGAATGCGTGTAAGCGATTAATTGTTGGTATTAACTTATATTCTAATTTATATATTCATTTAGCTTACAAGAAGTAGGTTCGACTCCTACCTTTTTAACGACATTTTAAATTTATACGATTATGACAGTGGAAGAATTAAGAGGCATGACGCATGAAGATTTAGTAAGGCGTGTGCAGGAACTGGAAGAGGCTAACGAGAAATTAGCTGAAGAGAAAAATACATGGTATAAATCTTGGAGTGATTTGAAACAGAAGTTTGATCATTTCAAAAATGCGGTTAAAAGCATTGTTCTGATAATAGATTAGATATTCGTGTTTTATATTGTGTTTGTACTGGGTGTGCCGTCCGTGAGGATAGTGCACCTTTTTTAAAAAAGGATGGTTAGCTTATCGGTTAGAGCTTCGTATTGCGCAAACAATTGGCACGATTGAGAGGGGTTCGATTCCCTTACCATCCACGAATCATTAATTAAATTTTACTCTTATGGCAAAAGAACTGAAAGAAAGAACAGAAATCAAGAAAAAGCTGAAAAAGAAGAATGACAGAATCAGCTTTGACTTTAGCGACAAACTTGCCGGACAGCTTCGCAGGTGTACCGCTGATCTTAACAGGCTGGCAAGGATTGATCGGATAATAGACAAGAAGCAAACTTTGTATTCGGTGGACACTAACAGGGAAGCCGGATATATTGAGGTTATTCGCAATTATTAATCAGCTGACTTACACGATTATGAAGAGAGTTTTTAATGAACTTACACCTGAATGCGAGATTACGGCACGAATGTATGCACAAGGGTATGAGAAAAAAGAAATTGCAAACCTCAAATGCCGAGCGGTCAGCACGATAAACAACCAACTGCAAAGAGCTTTTGAGATTTTGAACGTAAGGAACGGCAGAGAACTGGCAACCATGCTATATGAGAGAATAGCTGGTATGAAGTTCACGATGGACTTTTCACCTACTATTAGGTCGGCTGTTGCTTTCTGCCTGTTGTGCATCTTTTCTTTTTCGCTCTATCACGAACAGGGCGATATGAGAAGGGGACGAAGAACGAGAGTTGAACGAATTGAAAGAACTGGACGGTATGGAGGTAAGACTTGAATTATTTGAATTTAAAAATATCTGCATGGACATGGCGGAGCTTGGTGCAGCTGCCAGTGAGAAGAAACGGTCTCCTGTATCTGATGAAATCAAGCAAAGAGAAGCGTTCAGATGGTTAAAGACACTTGGGTATGAACCTAACTTTTTGGAAAAGTTAGAGAAAGAAGGATTGGTGCATAAGAAAAGAAAAGGCTCATCCAGAAATTCTCCTATCATATATTCCAAGTTCGAGATACAATCCGCTATTAATGCTTTTAAAATGAGTAAATATCTGAACAAATAACCCTATAAAATTTACGATTATGTCACTGATTAAGAAAAGTAATGAATTAGTTATCCCGACCACCGTGAAGATGATGATTTACGGTCAAGCCGGAATGGGAAAGAGTACGGTAGCATTGAGCGCACCGAAACCGCTGCTGTTGGACTTCGATAACGGCGTGAAGCGCATGAACATGGCGCACTTGGAGAATATAGACACGGTACAGGTCACTTCATGGAGCGATGTTCAGCAAGTTCTTCAAGAGGACTTGTCCGCTTATCAGACCATTGTAGTAGATACCATCGGCAAGATGATGGACTTCATCATTACTCACAAGTGTGGAACCCGCCAGCCGTCCATCCGTGATTGGAGCGGTATCAATGCAGAGTTTTCATGGATGACACGAACACTTTCGGGGCTTAACAAGCACATCATTTTCGTTGCCCATCGCGACACAAGAAAAGAAGGTGATGATACGGTGTTTATCCCTGCCTTGCGTGAAAAATCCTACAACTCTATCGTTACCGAACTGGATTTGCTCGGTTATCTTGAAATGAAAAGCGAAAGAGGCGTCCAAAGACGTACCATCACTTTTGACCCAACTTCAAGAAATGACGGTAAGAATACTTGCAATCTTCCTTCAGTGATGGAAGTTCCTACCATCCTTGACAAGAATGGTAATCCAACCGCAAAGAATGACTTTATCACCGCCAAGATAATCAATTCGTATTTGGGTATGCTTGCTGCCAAGAAAGAGGCACAGGAAAAGTATGATAAAGTTATTGAAGAGATAAAAGAACAGATCGAACTTATTACGGATGCGGAATCTGCCAATAATTTTATCGCGCAAATAGATAATTTTGAGCACGTTGGTTCTTCAAAGCAAATGGCGGCAAAGTTGGTAGCTAACAAAGCGAAGTCTTTGAATCTGAAACTTAATTCAGAAAAGAAATATGAACCAGCAGCCTAAATATCGTATTTACGCAACGCTTCTTGATGCCTTTGGGGCATATCTGAATAGTGATGTGATTTGGGATAAGTACTGGGGGTGGTCAGAAAATCCACCCCATACTCCTGAAGAATTTCACGAACAACAGTTTCAAGAACTGATAGACCGGATTAACCGCAAGCCATTCGATAGCGAAGCGGCAGACCGTGGCACGGCTTTCAATGAAATCATTGATTGTATGATTGAGAACCGTAAATCTTCTATAATGGAAATTAGCAAGGCATATCACGATGACGGAAAACTTTACGGGATAAAAGCTGTTTACAACAATCGCACTTTCACTTTTTACATTGACCTTTGCCGCGAGTTTGCCAACTACTACAAAGGAGCATTAACCCAACAAAGAGTAGAAGCCATCTTGCCTACTGCATACGGTAGTGTATTGGTTTATGGTTTGATTGACGAACTGATGCCTACCAGTGTTCACGACATCAAAACAACCGGTAGTTATACCGTGGGAAAGTTCAAAGATCACCACCAGCATTTAGTTTATCCTTATGCTCTTATGCAGAATGGGTCGGATGTACGGACATTTGAGTATAACATTGTAGAGTTCAACAAAGGCGGTTATGTGGTAGATACCTATACAGAAACATACGTTTTCAATCCTGAACGTGATATTCCTATTCTTACTAATCATTGTGAGGAATTTATCCGGTTTTTGGAAGAAAACAGAAAACTTATAACCGATAAAAAGATATTTGGAGGAGAAAATTAATGGCAAACCAAATAACCGGACGGATAATCGAAATCGGACAAACTGTTCAAATACCATCCAAAAACGGTGGTTCCTCGTTTACAAAACGGGAGTTCATTTTAGATGCTACCACTTACGACCCTTATACGGGAGAGCGTAGCGAGTATGAGAATGTTATTCCCTTAGAGTTTTCAGGCGATAAGTGTGCAGAACTTGACCGCTTTAATCAGGGTGATGTTGTTACTGTATCATTTGTTTTACAAGGACGTTCTTGGACGAATCAAGACGGAGAACTCAAACGTATGGCATCTATTCGGTGCTACAAAATAGATGCGCGTGGCGGTGTATCTCAATCCCAACAAACAACATCGGTACAACAGCCAGCGCCACAACCGACCTATCAGCAACAGCCGCAGAACTTTCCGCCTCCGGTTGATGCTAATGGCAATGTAAAGGACGATTTACCTTTTTAGCGTATGCTGTTCGACTTGAAGAATGATATGGAAGAGATTTGGAAAACAGTAAAAGGGTATAATGGATATTATCAAGTTTCTAATACAGGTAAAGTTCGGAATCCTAATAAGGTGCTTACTCCAAATGTTGGAGTAAAGAACGGATATGTTTATGTTACTTTGAGAAAAGATAAAAGACTGTTACATCGAATTGTTGCAGAAACTTTTATCCCCAATCCATTTAATAAACCAGAGGTAGACCACATTAATGGAATTAGAACGGATAATAATGTTTGTAATTTAAGGTGGGTAACTCGCACGGAAAACAATAATAATCCTATTACTAAAAGCCGTTTTAGTAAATCTGCTAAAGGTAAAGTTATCAATGCAGAAACTAAAAAACGAATGTCAATGAGCCGAAAAGGGGAAAAACATCCAATGTATAATAAAAAGCATTCAAGTTTTTCTAAAAGAAAGATGTCTATAACTCATTCAATTCCAGTTGTGCAATTGGGATTACAAATGAATTATATAGCTGAATTTGAAAGTGCAAAAGTGGCTTCTCTTGAAACACAAGTTGCTGCATCAAGTATCAATGCTTGTACGCTCGGCAAAAGGAAAACGGCTGGTGGCTATATTTGGAAAAAGAAAAATGATATTTAATTTATCAAATCATTATGAAATACCCAAGTTCAAGGAGTATGTAAACAAGCTGTTTAGTGAACGTGCGGTGGTGGAAGTGAAAAAGAAACTACCTAACCGTACGCTTGCCCAAAACAGCTACTTGCATCTTCTTTTAGGGTATTTCGGTAGTGAGTACGGTTGCAGTCTCGACGAAGCAAAAATTGATTTTTATAAGAGGACTTGCAACCGTGATTTGTTTGAACGTAAGATGGTCAACAAGAAAGGCAATGAAGTAACCTATTTGCGCAGTTCTGCCGAGCTGACAACAGGTGAAATGACTTTGAGTATTGACCGTTTCCGAAATTGGTCGGCATCAGTAGCTGGCATTTACTTACCTGCCGCTAACGAACAACAGATGCTTATCTACGCACAACAAGAAATTGAACGTAATAATGAATTTATTTAAAAATTGAGATTATGAAGAAAAGAAAATTTCCCCAAGATGTAGCAAGATTCTTTCATCCTGAAAAATCAATCAACCCTAAATCCAGCGGTATTCACCAAATAGAGAAAGCCTCTCAAAGAAGCTATATTCCAGTTTATAATACTATGGGTACTGCAAGAAAGGTTTACAATGAGTTTGGCAAAATAAGTTATAGATAATATGGACAAATTTTTAGGACAAGACATTCCTGAACAGGAACGATGGCAGTTTCTTCAGGACAATGCCGATGCAGTGGAGAAAATCGGTTATACTCACCGATTCACACCCGAAGAATTGGCGCAAAAGAAAGAAACATTAGCTGAAGTATCAATCACCATCAATGATATTGAGATAGAAAAGAAAGAGGCTATGGACGAGTTCAAAGAACGTCTGAAACCTTTGAACGAAGAAAAGCAGGAACTTTTGGACCACATTAAGAGAGGTTCTGAGTTTGTAGAAAATGAAGAATGTGCCAAAATCCTCTATCACGAGGAAAAGATGGCAGGATTCTACAACAAGCTGGGCGAACTGGTTTATAGCCGTCCCATTATGCCACAGGAGATGCAAAAGACAGTATTCAGTATTAACCGTAAAACAGGAACAGAATCATGAGCGAAAACAAAATCAACTTGGTTGTGCCTAAAGATTACAACGGCAAACCTATTGAAGTAGTATTAAGAGAAGGCGAAGCACCGGTAGCACTTGACCCGAAAGAACCGGAGCGAGTAGTTATCAGTGGAACGATAGATGCACCTCTCAGATGGTTGGAAAAGCGTGTCGAACTGATTAATCAGAAATCGACCAATATCATCGTAAACCGTGATAAGATGGGGTTGGCATTAACTATTGATGAAACCAACTACTATCAGACTGGAATCAGTGGTATTTTACAGGCTTCAAAAGAAATGCAGGAATTTGGCATTAACACGGATAAGAAATGGGAACCTGTCAAGCTATCCCAGTTCTTCAAGATGCACCGTGCTTTCTTCAAGGATAAATCAGAAAACATGATGCTGGTTTCCACTTTGAAGAATTTCAAAGCAAAGGTTAACCAAGACATCGAGCGCAGCAAAGAGGAAAACGGCAGCAAGACGGATAATTATTCTCAGGTGGTTGATTCTAATCTTCCGAAATCCTTCAAACTGAATATTCCTCTTTTCAAAGGCTTTGCTTGTGAGGAAATCGAAGTTGAAATTTATGCTGATGTAGATGGTCGTGATGTTTCACTTTCTTTGGTTTCTGCTGGTGCGAATGAAACCATTGAGGAATACAAAAACAAGGTGATTGACGAACAGATTGAAGCAATCAAAGGTGTTGCACCTGACATCGTAATCATCGAAGTATAATTGACAGCCCGGAAAGACGGGCATCTGGTATCGTGGCGGAATTGGTAGACGCACGACGAGTACTGGAGCTTTACCCAGCCGGAAGGGTTACTCAAAGCAGAAAGCTCATGCAGGTTCGAATCCTGCCGATACCACCACATAACAAGAGGATGCTTAATGATAAAAACATCCTCTTATTTACTAATAGTTACTTTTCATATTTCTATGACACCAACAACTTCATAATTCCCATTTAATCCATGATTTGTCATATAAGTTCTGATTTCAGTTCTATATGCTACTTCAAAATTATACTGTGATAAATTGGCACTTATCGCCTTTGTAAAGGAATACTCATTACCATGATGAGTGAAAATAATACGATAGTTCTTCATATAAATATGATTTTAGAGTGAATACAAATATTACACCCGCAAATATATAAAATAATGCCATACTACATAAAACGAAAACCAAAGAAGAAAGAAAAACCTATGCCTTTATTTGATAAAGCAGGGATAACAGTAAAGAAGAAGCCGGATTTGAAAGCTAAGCTCGACAAGGAGTTTTCCCTTTTTATCCGGCTTCGTGATTGTATGCCAAACGGATTCTTCCGATGTATATCATGTGGACAGATAAAACCATTCGTGCAAGCCGACTGCGGGCACTATTTCAGTCGTACACATTTGGCAACACGGTTTGATGAGAACAATTGCCATGCCGAATGCCGGCACTGTTTAACACCGGATTCTCTCGTCTTAATGAAAGATTTTATATGGAAACAGCTTGGTGAAATTAGTGTTGGTGAAGAAATATTTGCTTTTGACGAAGAAGTAATTTATAAAACTTCACGAAGATATAGGGTTGGAAGGGTTACACACATAGAACGTGATATTCAAGATGTGTATGAGGTAGAGTTAGAGAATGGAGATAAAATGAAGACAACTGCTAACCATAAATGGCTCGCAAGGGCAAGACAAGGAACTTCATACACATGGATTGAAACACAAGAAATGTGGGTTAATGGCGTAAATCTTCATGGGAAGCACAAGACCGGACCTCATACAGATAGGACTACGACCATTGTCTGTAAACCATTTCAAGTAATACAACAAGAAAAATCCTATGAAAGCGGATGGATTGCGGGAATGATTGATGCTGACGGACATATTTGTCAACAGAATATTTCTAATCCAGATGGGACGAAACGCTATGGTTTTCGTGTCGGTATAGCCCAATGTGAGAAGTACATGGATATTTGCTCTGAAATAAAACGCTTACTTGAAAAGTTCACAGGAAATAATAAAACTTGTCGGCAGATGATGGAAGATTCAAATAGGCGTGGCACGTTTAAAAAAACGTATCAATCTTGGCAATTTCTTATAACAGGTACAAACATAGAGAAGCTCCAATTTTTAATGCGTGTTCGTCCGCATAAAATTGAAAAGGTGGATATTGAAAAACTTGGCAAACTAAAATCTCAATATGATACCAAAGTGAAAGGTATCAAATATATAGGTAAAGAGGAGATTGTCGTGATGGAAACGGATACGCGTACTTTCATTGCTAACGGCTATGCCATGCACAACTGCAACAGGTTCAAAGCCGATCATTTGGAAGACTATCGGGTGAATCTGATAGCCAAAATCGGGCAACAGAAATTTGACTTGCTGAAAGTGAAAGCTGATGGTACTTCCAAAATGACTGATTTTGAGTACGAACAGCTAATCAAGTATTACAAAGCACTTAATAAGAAGTTACGAAAGGAGAAAGGGTTATGAATGATTTGGAAGCAGGAACATTTGTCATGATGATCAAGAATGATGATGGTTCATTCTCTCCGGTTGGATTAAGTAAGGAACAGGCTTATATAATCCGGACATTTCTTTCCAAACTTAGTGAGGATTCCCCTTTTATCATTAAATCAGAAGATAGATATGTACAAACTACGTGATTACCAACAGAAAGCCTCTGATGCTGCCGTTTCTTTCTTCAATAACAAGGCGAAGAAAACAAATGCCATTATGGTGTTACCTACGGGCAGCGGAAAGTCGCTTATCATAGCGGATATAGCTGCAAGGCTTGACGGTCATACATTGGTGTTCCAGCCCTCGAAGGAAATACTCGAACAGAACTTTAAGAAACTCTGCTCATACGGTATTCTTGATTGCAGCATTTATTCAGCTTCTTTCAACTCTAAAGAAATAAGCCGGATAACATTCGCCACCATCGGCAGTGTGAAGAATCATCCCGAACTGTTCACCCACTTCAAGAACATCATTGTGGATGAATGTCATCTTGTAAACCCCAAAGAGGGAATGTACAAGGATTTTTTTGATGCAGTGAAGTGTAAGGTTCTTGGACTGACAGCAACGCCATACCGTTTAAGCTCCAGCCGTGATTTCGGCTCCATGCTGAAATTTATCACTCGGACAAAACCTCATGTCTTTTCAGAGGTCATTTATCATGTACAGGTATCAACCCTATTAGATATGGGCTACTTGGCGAAGTTGGATTACTATTCAATGAATCCTTCAGGGTGGAATGAACTTAACTTGAAAGTAAATACTACTGGTGCCGACTATACGGATAGGTCAGTTCAAAAAGAATATGAACGGATAGACTTCTACGGTTATCTCGTTCATATCGTCCAAAGGCTGATGAATCCCAAAGCCGGAGGAAAACGGAAGGGTATTTTGGTCTTTACCCGTTTTTTGAAAGAAGCGGAACGGTTAACGATGTCAATACCCGGTTGCGCTATCGTTTCAGGTGATACTCCTAAGAAAGAACGTGAACATATTCTTGAGGCGTTCAAAGCTGGTGAAATCCCGGTAGTAGCTAATGTGGGTGTACTTACGACTGGCTTTGACTATCCGGAACTTGATACGGTCGTTATGGCACGTCCTACAATGTCACTTGCCATGTGGTATCAGATAGTCGGTCGTGCCATCCGCCCGCATCCTTCTAAAGAATGTGGATGGATTGTGGATTTATGCGGTAACATCAAACGTTTCGGAGAGGTGTCGGATTTACGATTGTTTGATAGCGGTAATGGTAAGTGGGCTGTATTTTCTAACGGAAGGCAATTAACTAACGTGAGATTCTAAGACTATGGACGAAGGATTTTTGAGGCTAAGCCGCAGGTTTTTCTCGAATGAAATGTGGAATGAAGCCCGTACTTTTAGCAGTTGCGAAGCGTGGTTAGATTTAATTCAGTCTGCACGATTTGAGGCAACGCCCCGAAAGGAGAGTATCGGAGGTCGAGAAATCTCTTATTCAAGAGGTCAATATCCTGCATCCATAAGATTTCTGTCACAGCGTTGGAAATGGTCTGAAAAGAAGGTGCGTTCCTTTCTTGTGCATCTTAGAAAGAAAGGTATGATAACTGTTGAGTGCAATCAAGGAATGAACCTTATAACCTTATGTAAATATGAAGAATATAATCCAATGGGCACAACCAAGGGCACAAGTAAGGACACAGGTATTGAAAAGGAAATCAATGAATTAAGACAGGAATGGGCACAACTAAGGGCACAACTTGGGGCACAGCCCATGAACAACAATCTACCGCAATCCGAACTTTTACAAAAATCAGGGCACACAGAGGGCACAAATACAAAGAAAGAAGAAAGAGAGTATATAGATATATCTCTACATCAAAAGAAAGAAAATACTCCTGACGGAGTATCAAAGAAAGACAAGCTTTCTTCGCCCTCCCCCTCTGAAAAGATTGATTACAGCGGATTGATGGAATACTATAATACCACATTCAAAGACAGACTCCAGCAGATAAGATCAATGACTGATGTGAGAAAAAAGGCTGTAAAAGCCCGGATAGCCCAATATGGGAAAGAGTCAGTGAGGAGTGTTTTCAATCTCATTCTTCAATCCCCGTTCTTACTTGGAGCTAATGACCGCAATTGGAAATGCGACTTTGATTGGATTTTCAAACAAGCAAACTTTACTAAAATATTGGAAGGAAACTATAATGGGACAAGACTTAGTAAAAATCAACAGGATAGCGAGCAGCGAAAACGTGATTCAGTTCTTGCAGTCGCTACAACCGTTAGAGAAGCTGCCGCAAAAAAGAGAAAGGAACTTGAAGCAGAGGGCGTTATTGAATAAATATCCCGATCCTGCACAATTCATTCTTGATTACAACCCTGATTTGCAGTTCAAACTTGTCAGATGTAATGCAACCCATTCAGAACTGGCGTTGAATGACAGCATTCCGAGTTTAGGGCTATTGTCTTCTACTTATGGGGATGAAACACCGATAGAATGGCTAAAGATACAATTTGGTTCATTGAATGACTTTGCAGAAGTTTCAACCAAGATAGCGAAAGAGCAACTTTCTGAACTATCGGAGATATTCCTTTCGGAGTATTATTATATAAATGCCGCTGAAATCTGTTTTTTCATAGCACGGTTTAAGTCAGGGAAGTATGGGCGGTTCTACGGTTCAATAGATCCATTGAAAATAACAAGTGCGATGCTGGACTACGTTTCTGAACGTCGGAAAGATATTGAACGGAAAGAGCGTGAACGATACAGAAACCAACGTGAAAAAGAGATAGAGGAGCGTGGAGATAACAGAATCTCTTATGCTGAGTACATTGAAATCAAGCACCGTGCTGATGCAGGAGATGAGGAAGCTAGAAAAATGCTGATATCACCATGAGAATAACCGTTTACTGGGTAACAAGAAATCCGGATGTTATCGTAAGAATCCGGAAAAAGTTCAATATCCCAAGTTATACTTCCGTGAACTACGAAACAGAATGTGAAATCAAGAATGAAGACTTTCCACTGTTAGAAGAAACAGAACGAAGGGGATTCATTCGAATTAGAAATAAGAATACACGATTATGCAAGGAACAGACAAACTGAATACGATAACCAAGATCGTATTTGTCCTCACGGACGTTTTAGAAACCAACCTTCTAGAAATGCAGCAGCAATATAAGAAAGAAGGCTTTGAACTCAGACACGATTCAAAAAGAAACTTCAACACAGCCATAGCCGCGATAAAGAGATTGAAAAGTGATGTGAATCATTGCAGCGAATCCACTCAGGAAAACTTCGGCAATGATTCTGACATGGTGAACGCCATGTTGCTCACACTGATTGATAGGTGCGGTGATGATGACAACCTCGCTTATAAGATGTACGAATACATTAAATCTTTCCCGTCCAAACTGAATCTAGACTTGGATTTGGATAATGCGTTCAGCCACCTGTTTAAAAAGGAGAAGTTATGAAATCGCAGAAAAATATCTTAAAATCCATTGAAGGTCTGTCCGATATAGAACTATTTGTTATTGATCTCTTTTGTGGCGCCGGCGGTTTGTCCGAAGGTGTGGAAGAAGCACGATTGGATGGAAATAGATGTGGAAAGGTTGTTTGCTGTGTGAACCATGACAAGAATGCCATCCTTTCACATGATGCCAATATCCCTGATGCACTTCACTTTATTGAGGATATCCGTACACTGGAACTTTCCCCGATAAGCACTATTGTAGAACGTATTCGTCAGTTATATCCTAATGCTATGATAATGCTTCATGCTTCTTTGGAGTGTACCAACTTCTCGAAAGCCAAAGGCGGTCAGCCGAGAGATGCCGACAGCCGGACGCTGGCAGAACATCTCTTTCGGTACATTGATGTGATAGATCCTGACTACATTCAGATTGAGAATGTGGAAGAGTTTATGAGCTGGGGAGATATGGACGAAAAAGGGAAGCCTATCAGCATGAACAAAGGCAGGCTTTATCAGAAGTGGGTGCGCAATGTCAAGAAGTACGGTTACAACTTTGAGCACCGCATCTTAAATGCTGCCGATTTCGGAGCTTATACTACGAGAAAACGCTTCTTTGCTATCTTTGCTAAGAAAAGTCTGCCGATTGTATTCCCCGAACCAACCCACTGTAAAGGTGGCAGGCAGGACATGTTTTCTAAGCTGGAAAAATGGAAAACCGTTAAGGAAGTGCTGGACTTCTCGGATGAAGGGGAAAGCATCTTCTGCCGGAAGAAGCCATTGGCAGAAAAGACACTGGAACGCATCTATGCAGGACTGATAAAGTTTGTTGCTGGAGGGAAAGATGCTTTCATCGTGAAATACAATTCCATGAATCGAAATGGCAAATACCAGGCTCCGAGTATTGATGAACCATGCCCGGTCGTTGCTACACAAAGCCGGTTGGCATTGGCTCAGGTAAACTTCCTCTCCAAGCAATTTAGCGGACATCCTGAAAGTAAGAATATTTCCGTGGAAGAACCAGCCGGAACAATCACCTGTAAAGACCACCACGCTTTCGTATCTGCTTACTATGGTAACGGGCATAATCATTCGGTAGAACTACCTGCACCAACGGTTACAACTAAGGATAGGCTGGCATTGATTAATTCTGTATTCATCGACAACCAATATGGGACTGGAAAGCCGACATCAATAGAGCAGCCTGTTGGGACTGTAACGACTGTTCCGAAATTCAATATGGTATACTGCAAGCCGTGGATAATGAACAGCGCTTTCTCCAATGTTGGCAGCAGCATTGAACAACCTTCACAGACCATCACGGCAAACCGCAAATGGCATTACCTTATGAATCCTCAGTTTGCCAGTGCTGGCGGTTCTGTTGATAATCCATGCTTCACTTTGATAGCCAGAATGGATAAAATGCCGCCTTACCTCGTAGAAGCAAAAGAAGGCTTCGGAATACAAGTCTCACCGGAGGACAGTTCGATGACTGCCAAAATTAAGGAGTTTATGGCTCTCTATGGCATCATAGACATCAGGATGCGTATGCTTCGGATTGCAGAACTCAAGAAGATAATGGGATTTCCAGAAGACTATGTACTGATTAGTTCCCAGTCAGACCAGAAGAAGTTTATCGGGAATGCCGTTGAGGTGAATATGGCCCGTGTGCTTTGTGAGGCTATATGTAAAGAAATTATTAGGAAACGGAAGGTAGCGTAATATGGGAAAGCTGAAAGTCTATTACGGCTGGTCAAGAATAGGGAATGTACGCAAGAAGCGTTCCCTATCTGTAATGTTCGAGAATGATGCTCAGGGCTGCAGGAGTGAGAGAGGACAAAGATGTTTGAAGACAATCCAAGATACCGTTTTTGAGCGATTCCAAGATGAAGAGGAAGAGAAGCAAGGAATATTGCAGAACCGGATATTTACCGAATACTCCTTGTTCCTCGATGAAAAGCCGATAAACGGCAGTCTTGAAAATATACTCCAGATAAATAGTGAAGCTGACAGAAATCATGTATCTAAGGCTATGCGTGAAAGAATTTCGGAAGCATTATGGAATGCCTTCATGCTGGCAAATCCCGGATATAAAGAACCGAATAACCAATTCTCTTTAAACTTTGAATGGGATGAGTAAGCAGGAAAGCATGGAAGACTGGTTCCAAATGGCTAAGGATTATGCCAAAGCGGAAAAGAAACTGAAAGTTGAGCAATGGGTTGAAGTAACTCTTTACTACGGATATGCAGATAAACAAGTTAGCCTTTATCACTACAACCTTCCTCGTGAAATGTATTTCCGATACCAATGGGTAATCAGATGGAGGATGGCGAAATTACAGTGCCAATATCCCAAACAGATTGTATCTACAAGCCTGTACTTCTATGACAAGCGTTCTGGAGAATCTATGGAGGTTAGCGGTTGCCTTAGTAAACTTATATCTGCTAAAGCACAAGTAACTAAAGCCGAACGCAGGATGAATGAGTACATCGAGCACAATCGTAAGAACAATATGTTCTTTGACGAAAATACGGACGAGGAACTTGTTAAGTTCCGGGAAAAATTGGTTCGCAAGAAACTCGAATGCGCAGAGTGTGAGAAGAGGTTAGAACAACTTGTTGAAAAAAAGGTACTTAAAATATAGAGAGTAAATAAAAAAATTCCATAAAAGCGTTATTGAATTAATAAATCAAGTATCTTTGGGTTACTAAATTTAATTATCATTGATATAAATTGGAGCTATATTGGGCATTCTAGAGTAATAGTTGAATAAGTTGGATTAATAAAATAGTTAATAATGGCAATACAGGTAATAACATCTAAACCAGAAATATTACTTGAGGATATTAGACATCTTATAGATTCTGGTAAAATAGATACGTGGTTATATGATGAAGATGGCGATTTTACTCATAAGACTGATCAATGGAGTAATATTGCTTGGTTTCATCCATTTTGTGGGCATGATAGAATTATATTCGGTATTATAGGACGTAAAGGTATCAATATATCAATTGATGAATATAGTGTATATCATGGGAGATTTATTGAGATGTTGGTAAAAAATTATCTTAACAAAGTAACATCTATCTCTATATTACGTCCATCAGATAATAATTTTGATTCTGATAAAATTGATTTTTAAAATGGAAAACAGGACAAATAGCGTAGCTGAAATTCAAGCAAAGAAAGCATTGAAGCTTAAAATTTTTTCAGGTTTTGATTTAGATAATGCGAAGGATAAACTTACAAAACTGTTATCGCATGTTGGTAGTAATGAAATGTTCTCTGAATATACCAAGCATGATATATCTCATGTGGATGGTATGTTAAATCTTTTGGATTTTATTATTCCTGATAAAGCACAGGCGGTTATGACCCCTACAGATTGGATGATGATTGTTTTATCTTTCTATTTTCATGATTTAGGAATGCTTATAACTCGAAGTGAGTTTGATGATAGAGATAAGGATTATCGTTTTAAGATGTACAAGAATGACAAACTTGATTTGTCTAAATATTCAATGTTACCTGATGAAAAACGAGAAAAATATATTTATCAGGATTATGTAAGGGATAATCATGGAAATCGTATAGAATCTTGGCTTGTAGATATTGCTAATGGAAAGATTACAGAAAATCCTGTTGTAAAAGTTTTGCGTGATGTACTATGCAATATTGATCCTGATTTTTTAAAAGATTTAGGTAAAGTTTGTAAAAGTCATTCAGAACCATTTGGTAAGGTAGCTGAATTTGATGTAAGGAAGCCTTATGAGCAAGCTCGTGATTCTGAAGTAAATTTGTTATTTGCAGCTGCTATATTGCGAACTACAGATTTATTGCATGTGAATTCGGAAAGGACACCAGATGTTGATTTTGAAATAATTTCCCCTAAAGATAGTTATAGTCGGAGAGAATGGGTTAAACAAAGAGCAGTAAAGCGTATTCGTCCTAAGGATGAAACAGATAAAGATGGAAATGTTAATAAAAATATTCAGCCTCATTTGTTTGAAGTTATAGCTTCTTTCAACGATGAAGATGCTTATTCTCATTTTATGGATTACCTTTCTTATGCGGAAAAAGAAATTAAACTTACATATCAAACATGTAAACTCTCAAGCGATAAGAATAAAAATGGTTACATATTTCCATGGGATGGAATATGTAGAAGACAAATAAAAACAGAAGGATTTAATGCAGAGAAACTTAAGTTTGAACTTGATAAAGATAACATTCTTAAATTGTTAATTGGCCATACGCTATATAATCAAGCGAATGTTGTTTTACGTGAGTTAGCTCAAAATTCGATTGATGCTTGCCGATTGATGAATCATAACTCAAAATGTGGTTCTAATGATTATGAACCTGAAATACGAATTGAATGGAATGAAAAAAATCATATTCTTAAAGTATCAGATAATGGTACTGGTATGAATGAAGAGATAATAAAAAAATATCTACTCAAGGTAGGCTCTTCTCGATATCAATCTGAAGAATTTAAAGCTAGGAATAGACATTTCCACTCTATTAGTCGCTTCGGAATAGGGCTATTAACTTGTTTTATGATTAGTGATGACTTTGAAGTAATTACTTTGTGGTATGAAGAGGAAAAGGCTCATCGATTGAAAATTAAAAATCTGCAAGGTGAATACATGTTACGCAATGATGTTGATCCAACAGAAATATTGGGAGGACATCATGGTACTACGTTTATTTTAAAAGTTCATGATAATGTCGACCTGTCAAATATAGTTGATGATTTAAGATATTGGATAATAAAACCTGATTGCAAGGTCGTAGTGATAGAAAATGGGGTTGAGACTTGTGTCGGATTTGACTCAAATGAAAAAGCACTCAGAGATTTTTTAATGCGTTACAAAATAATTGTAGATGACAAACAGTATAAGCTTTTAAAGAAAGTCGATCTAGATTTAGGCGTAGAAGCGTATTTCCTTCTTCGTAAACACTATTTATATAATGATAGTTGGAGCTTATATAATCCATCGAATGATTTGTTAAATGATCGCAATGCTCCTATTGGAATATGCATAGAAGGGATTCTTGTCTCTGGCTATACACCTGGTTACTTAGGACGAAATTATGTGGTATTGGTAGATTGTCAAGGAGTAAAGGCTCCAAAAACAAATGTTGCTCGTGATGGTTTAGAGCATTCAGAAGAACAGAGGGACTTATTTCGTTTTATCTATAATTCTTATTTGGAGATAGCTGGTGAACAGATACAGCATCTGTCTGAAAAATATTCGCTTTCTTGGGCTTTAGATGATGTTCAGAGAAATATTGATAACATTGTTCGTCAAGGAAATTATCAGGATAAAGAGTTATTTGATGAGGTTCTCCATGATTATAAATGTAATTTGGTTGATACTGGCGAAAAATATATTAATCAGAGTATTCGTGATTTCGGTGAAGAAATATGGACTATTGAGAGCAAAGCATATTCATCTGCTGAAAGGCTAGTGCAGGAAATTAAAAATTGTGATAAAACGGCTTTATCTTTATTTCAAAGTCTTGATACTAGTTTTAGTTGTAATAAACGTAATGTTTTATCCGAGACCTCAGCAAGAAAACATACCATTGACATATTCTTAAAGGAATATGAAGTATCTGAAATACAGGTATTTGAAAATAATAGACGTTTTGAATTCTGTTGGCGTAAGGGGAATAAAAGATGGAAATTGATAAATGGTGACTCTCCTTATACTTACCGTTCTTTTCCTAATATGTATGTTATTAAAAATCAATCTGATGTAAAAACAAATATTGAAAATTATGATATAGTGGTATCTAGGTATGGTTTATTTTTTATATCAAATCATCCATTACGTAATTTTTTACTTTCAGTATTAAATGATGATAACATAAATAAGATCCATGCTATAGAGATTATTGTAGGTTATATTTATTCTCTTAATAAGAGAAGAATAAAGCATACAGATGAAAATTTTAGGAAATATTTTGATTCTAATGAAAATTTCTTTAAAGAAGATATTTGGAAGTATCTTGATAAAGATACATTAAATAACGCACTTAATCAAAATTTATCCTTCTTGGATTTTAGAAAATATTATTTGCAGAATGAATAATGTTTTGCGGTTTCGAACTTCCAGTAAGATTAGTTCGATAATATTTAAAACCCAATAACTTACTTACAGCCCTTGTCAGTGCTTTGTGAATGAAGGTGTGTCAAAATGCGCACCTTCTTTTTTTATGCACAAAGCCCCGACTTTCACAAGCAGGGGCTTTGTTAT